GGAGCTGACATGACCGAAAAAATGATAGACCCGAACGATGCTGTAGATTTCATGATTGCCCAGTCCGCCAAGTACGCCCAAGCTGAGGCGAACAAGGTGTACATGGAGGAGCTGAGGAAGACCATCAAGGCCGAGGAAATGAAGAACGCTGAAGCCTACGGCAACGGTGAGTACAAGACCGCCGCCATGCAAGAACGCGAAGCCTACGCCTCCCCACGCTACAAAGAGCATTTGCTGGCGCTTAAACAGGCCGTAGAGGAGCGAGAGCGCCTTCGGTGGCTCCTCATAGCCGCTCAGGAAAGAATCGCCGTATGGCGCTCTATGGAGGCTTCTAACCGCCACGTCGAGAAGGCTACCCTGTGAACAACAACCTAAGCGCCAAAGAAAAAGCCTACGTCGGGCTGGTTAAGGAGCTCCCCTGCTCTGTGTGCGACCAAGAGGGCCCAAGCGACGCCCACCACGTCAAACAGCATAGGCAGTACACCGTAGTGGCTCTGTGCAAGTCCTGCCACCAAGGGAGCAAGATGGGCTGGCACGGCGAGCGTAGGGCGTGGGCTATAGCCAAGATGGAGGAGATCGACGCTCTGAACGTGACGATCCAAAGGGTTATGGAGCTGTTGATGCGACGTTAGGGTTTGTCCTAATAAAAATATTTTAAAAAGACTTCCAAACCGTTTTAACTTGATGTTAAGATAGCGTCACTGCAATAAGCAGGTTACTTGAAAAGGAAGTCATCATGACAACAGCAACACAGATCCAGACAGAAGCTTTGATCGCAACTGTCACTTCTGACATCGACGCACTCTACGTGCTCGACCAACAAGCCAAAGCATTGGCTGAGCAAATCAAAGCCTTGAAAGATTCCATCGCCAACAAATACGGCGAAGGCGAGCACAAGGGCGAACTCCACAGCGTGACTGTCAAGATGGTCGACATCTCTGGCACTGTTGACTACAAAAAGCTTTGCGTAGCTTACGGCATTCAAGATGCTGTCCTCAATACTTTCCGCAAGGAAAGCCGTGCTGACATCCGCGTAACACCAGCTAAGTAAGGAGATCGACATGAACAAGAAAATCAAACTTCAAAACATCTACGCTGGTCAACTCGTGGTCACCAGCAACAGCCCAGAAGCCCAAGTGCGTACCGTTGAGAGCGTTGAGGGTTTCATGGTTACCCTGACTTGGTACGAAGGCACTAACCAGTGCATTCAGGGCGTTGACTACTCTTTGCTGAGTGTTCCCACCATTGAGCAGATCGAGTACAGCATCAGCAACCATGGGCGCCTTGCCAACATGGAAGACGTCAAAGACGTAGCTCTTCTTATCGGCTAAACCAACAGGGGGCTTCGGCCCCCGTCAGGAAACATCATGAAAAAAATTCAATATCAATCGTACTGGTTTGACACTGACCACACGATAGGAGACAAGGGACAGTTCCCCGGCGGCAATCAGCGCAGGGTGCAGGTTGATGGCAAGACCGTTGGCTTTCTACGGGTCATCAAAGAGGGCTGGGGACAAAGCGAAAAGAAGCGCGGCACACCCTCGCAGATCTGGAAGTTCGAACCCGTCAGAAGTTCTGACATCGGAGTGCAGATTGCACAGAAGATGCCGTCCTACACCGAGTACTTTGCGGACGCCAAAAAGATTATTTCAACCGTTGTAAATGATATTAGGGAAAGTCCCTATATCTGATCCGCTTTAATTTCATGTTAAGATGCTTTCACTGCAATACAGCAGGTTACTTGAAGGAAATCAAAATGATCACAGTTTCAAAATTCAATGTTCGCGTAGTCAACCAAGGCGACAAGTACGGTCGTGACTTCTGCTTGACTCATGACAGCGACAGACCCCTCGTAGAGTTCTATGACGCTCGTTACCCACACACTGAGTTCGGTCAGTTCGTGTCTCGCTACTTTGTGTCCACAATCTTGGGCACAGACGGATGGGGCGGCACAGAAGGCGGCTTGTGCTTGGACGGCGGCAACGCTGATGTGTGGACAGTGTCTGCTGAAGACATGGCAACAGTTCGCTCTTTCTTGCAAGAGGTGACAGCATGATCGACAACAAAAAAACAGTTCTCACAGTTGGCGCGTACTCAATCGTGCGCATCCAGTCCTACGGTTTCCGTTGCAACACTCTGTCAAGCGAGTGGGAGGTCATGCACGAGGGTAAGTGCATCGGCTATTACCTTCGCTTGAAAGATGCCAAAAAATACATTCAATCTCTTGCTGTTTAAGGAACCATCATGACTACCGAAATCGAAACATCATTCAACACGGAGGCGGAGGTTCGCCTCAGCGTTGACCAGTATGACGACGGCGTATGGCTGTCCTTGCAAGATCGCCGTGCCAGCATGGGCGTACCCCTTACACGGGCAGAGGCTGAGCAACTGCTTGCCAACTTGCAGATGGTTCTTGCTCAAGAGGTGGCATGATGTACGACACCGCAACATGGAGCCGTGTGGTTCCATCCAACAAGCCATGGATCTCCATGACAGAAGACCAGCTCTTGAACAACATGCAGAAGATCTGGGACAAGCCACAGAACTGCGCTGTGTCACACCTCAAGGCTGGCATTGCCCAGCTCCAAAGCAGGGGCATTCTGACCGCTGAAGAGGCGGAGGCTTGCCTCAAAGAAACCCTCAAGATGAGGTCTAAGGCACAACAAAATGAGCGAAACAATCATGAGTGACTACATCAAAGGATTCGACGCAGGTGTGAACTGCGTTTTGACCGAAATACAACGCTTAGAGAAAATCGGGCCTATAAGCCTCGATCAGCTCATCAAGCACCTTGACCCTCAACGCGACCAGAAAACGGCTCAAAAGCCCGATAAAGGGGCTTCATGAGCATGGCTGTGATCAAGAGCGTACGAGTTGCGCTCCGCGGAATACCTGATGGCATGACCCTAGAAGAGTTAGCGGATTTGCTCAACAGACCAAAGACCAACGTCAGGAAGGTTTTAAAGAACATGCCAGACGTATACATTGACCGATGGGAAGTGGCGCCAAGAGGGCAGTACAAAGCTGTCTGGTGTGCCTGCATCCCCCCAACTGACTGCCCAAGACCAAAAGGAGTAAGCAATGGATGACGACGATATTCAAGACTATGTTCGCCCTTGGAAGAGGTTAACGGACGAGGAGATTCAGAAGGCTTTAGGAGTAACTTCTGAGAGCTCCAACTGGAACATGATCATGGTGCTAGAGTGGGCAAAGAAGATTGAAGCCGCAATTCTGGAGAAAAACACATGACTGCATTTAAAGAACTTTTGATTGGTGGTTACGTCTTGCGCTTTTGGCCTTCTGACAACGGTTGGATGTGCGGCATTACGCCACAAATGATGGATGCTTTACAACAACAGCGCACATGGGTAGGGCTGACGGATGAGGAGATAACGGAGTTGCACCACAAAATTAAAGTGCAACTTATGGGCACATACAAAACCGAAGACATCTACCGAGCCATCGAAGCCAAACTCAAGGAGAAGAACGCATGAACTATTGGTACGAATACGTGCTTGCTTTTTTGTTTGGGCTTATCGGTTGTGTTGTTGTCGGAAGCATTTTGAATTGGCTGTTGCCATTAAATTAAGGAGAAAAACCTATGACTGACTGGACACAAGAAGAGGACGAAGCCTTCAACGATGTTGAAAAGCACAGTAACCTTGGCAAGCAAATCCTGCGTGAGATGGGACAGCCATACCACTACGATCTTTTTGTGTCCCCATCACAACGCAATAAGGTGCTGGAAGATGTAGCGCTCGAGTTCGACAAGATGACCAACTTCGGGGACACGGCGGCATCCTTCGCCTGTTACGTGAGGGGTATGAAGCAATGACAGAGCAGATATGGGAAGCAGACTGGATCAGCGAGAACCCTGAATTGGCAAACAAAGCCATCACAGAGCTACAGACGCAGGTGCAAGAGCTAGAGTCAAAGCTGAAACACGCGAACAACAAAATCGCGAAACTGGAAAGCCAAAACAAAGAATACAAGCTCACCATCAAAGACATGGACAGAAGGATCATGAGGGGATTGAAAGACTAGCCATTGCAAACAAAACGAAACGTGCGTTAAACTTCACGTTAAAAGGAGTTCCAGCAATGGCAAAGAAACCAAAGAGTCTTCCCAGCGACACTGTCGCCGACGTGACAGGTGAGCCGCAAACAAAAGAAGAGACCAAGACAGGTCGTCCTTCAAAGTACTCAGAAGCTATAGCACTCAAGATCTGTGAACAGCTAAGCGAAGGTGTACCGTTACGAGAGATATGCAGACAAGAAGGTATGCCTGCATGGAGAACGGTCTACGATTGGATGTGGAGGAACGAACAGCTTTCCACAGCCATCGCTCGTGCGCGTGATATTGGCTACGACAAGATGGCAGAGGAATGCCTATGGATTGCCGACAACCTCCACATAGGAACCAAGAAGGTTTACAGCTCTGGTGCTGAGGAGGGCGAGGACAGCATGACCGTGACTGAGGAGGACATGCTTGGTCACCGTAAGCTTCAGATTGAGACTCGTCTTAAGCTGTTGGCTAAGTTCAATCCCAAGCGTTATGGTGACTACAAAGCCCCTGAGCAGAAGACTGATCCAACGATCATTGATGTGTCGGTCAGAGATCTCATGGACGTGGCTGTCAAGCGCCTTGAGTTGATTCGGATCGCTGAATGAGCGCTGTCATTGACAAAGATGTCCTCGACATCCTGCAAGACAAAGAGCTCCTGCGCAAGCTTGGCCCCTACCATGGAGCCGCATA